GAACAGGGCTTTAATTACGTCCGCGCCGACGATATAGACGGCGACCCGGATGACAACTACATCGATCCAGGCGACCCATATGGCCGGACATGCGCCGAGCGTCACAACCAGATATACACCGTGGAGCAAGCCCAGGACATAGACGACCATCCCAACGGGACTTTGAACTGGCAACCGATGCCCCGCGATTACAAGCCGGAGGAGACCGTAGCATGATCAACAAGTTCTATATCTCGGACGCCAAGGTCCTGGACGACCGCGCCGGTATCGTCGAGGCATATGTCAACACGATGGGCGTCCGGGACGCGGACGGGGACATCATCGACCCCGGCGCCTTCAACGCCTCCATCAAGTCCAACCTTCCCATCCCGGTCTTGGCCGGACACGACCAGAGCAAGCTGGTGGGGAAGGTCTTATTCGCCCAGTCCGAGCCGACCGGCGCCGCGGACGAGCACCGCCTATATACCCGGATGCAATTAAACATGGAGACCCAGGCCGGTCAGGAAGCCTACTCCAACATCGCCGGCGAATATATCCGGGAGTGGTCGGTGGGCTTCAACCTCCCTGCCGGAGACGCGGTCGTCTATGACCGGGCCGGTAAAGAAACAACGCGGCGCATCCTTGACCTGGACTGGGTCGAGGTCTCAGCGGTCATCCGCGGCGCCTCGCCTTCAACGTCAACTATCGGCGTCAAGTCCGCGACCGTCAAAGCCCCGGACACCTACTCCACCAGGGAGGAAGCCGAGTCCAGGGCCGACGCGTTGGGATGCTCCGGCGCCCACCGGATGGAGGTGGACGGGGAATCCGTCTGGATGCCCTGCTCGACCCATTCGGCATATGAGACCGCCGCGGAGGGGAGCCGTTACGCGGCCCCGGACCCGGAGGTCAAGCCTTACCCAAACTTCCACGCTTGCCGCATCCTGGAGCCGGACGCATTCGACCGCTTCCGGACATCCTCCGAGACCATCGAGGACGGGGACTTTGACGGCAAGTCGGTCGAGATACTTTTCGGACGCCACGCGGAGTCCGGAGAGTGGTCCCTAACGTCTTACCGGATGCCAGTCGAGCAATGGTCAGAGACCGAGGCCCGGTCGTTCTGCCGCGCCCATGACGGCATCTTGTTTGAACCAGCCACCGGCGAGTCCATGTCGGACGATCCAGTTGGCGCCGCCTCTGACACGGTTATGGTTGGCCTTGTGCCATTGATAACCGCCTCGGACACGGTAGCAAGCCATCGGTTACGCCTCGCCCGGATGCGCCTTGAATTGCAAACAAACAGATAAGGAGACACTGAATTGGATACGAAAGAACTGAGAAGCCAAGCCGGCGCTCTGCTTGACCAGGCCCAGACGGCTATGGATCAAGGCGAGATGGACACCTTCCGGCGGTTGGTTGACGAGGCCCAGGTCACGATGACAAAGGCCGACGAGATCGACGCCGCCGCCTCCCAGGTGCGGAAGCTCCGCGGGGAGTTCAACCAACCATTGAACGTCATCCCGGTGACATCCAGCGATGTGGCGATCCACAACGCGATGGACACCACCGCCCGGACCAAGGGCGATTACAAACCGGCCTCCTGGGTGAAAGGACTCCCGGCGATGGCACAGCCATTGTGGGTCCAGGAGCAGATGGGCGACAACGTCAAGGACGAGGCCCGGTTTATGACCGACGCCTTCATCAAGTGGTTCCGGTCGCCAAGTGAGGATATGTTCTGGAAGACCGCCAGCCCGGACGAGATCAAGGCCATGCAAGAGGATACCGACGCCGAGGGCGGCTTCTTCGTCCCGGAACAGTTCCTTGCACAGGTCATCCATGACACGGGAGTCCCAGGCTCCCAGCTTCGGCCCCTTTGCACCGTCATCCGGGTCGCATCCAAGGATGGGTACATCCCAACCCTGGCAAGTGCGACATGGGCGGCGATAGCAGAGGAAGCCGCGCCGACCGAGTCCACGCCGGTGGTCGGCCAGGTCAACTTCTCCATCGAGAAGTCCGGCGGTCTGGTGAAAGTCTCCAGGGAACTCCTGGACGACTCGGCCATCAACCTCCCGGCGTTCCTGTCGCAGATATTCCAGGAGGCCGCTGGACAGTTTGAGGATGTTGGAATTATCAGCGGGAATGGAACGACGCAGTATTCCGGGGTGCTTTCTGATGGCGATGTGGCGTTTTATACAATGGCCAATGCCACCAGCGTGGTCGGGGCCGATTTGATTGGGACCTATTACGCATTGAACGCACAGCATCGTGCAGGAGCCTCATGGGTGATGAAGTCCGCCATCGCGTCACTCATCAACTCGATCGCGATCACTGCCGCCGGGGTCCATAGCATCCCAAGCCTGACCGCCGCGCCGGCGGACTTCATCCTCGGCAAGCGGACCGTCTTAACCGATGTGACGAGTGGTTTGGGTGGCAACATCACATCCACCGAGAAGATCGCCATCTTCGGGGATTTTAAGTCTTATTACATCTTCGACCGGGTCGGATTCACCATCCGTAGGAATGACAGTCTATATATGGGGAACGACCAAGTCGGTTTCTTCGCCACCCGCAGGGGTGACGGCCAGGTCGGCCTCGCCGCCGCCTTCAAGATTCCGAGAGCCGCCTAATCAACGGTCAGCTAATCAGGGGCGGGGCTACGGTCCCGCTTCTCAACCAAGGAGGACAAAATGCCCAATGTAACTTGCATCCAGAGCTTTTCTGATGGGAGCGGGATCGCCTACCAGTCCGGCGTGGAGTACGACGTACCGGCGGCGACCCTCAAAGCCAACCCGGATTACTTCAAGCAGTCCGGGACGGCAGAGAATAAACAGGCCGACACCGACGAGGACAAGTCCGAGGACGCGGCCGCCGAGGAAGCCACCGAGGAAGCTGAATAGTGGCGACTCGCCACACATACGCCAGCTCGGACGACCTCCGGGACTACCTGGCCGGGACATCGTTCTCCTCCGGGTGGACGAGTGACGCCGGGAGCATCCGGCGGATCCTGGAGGCATCGTCCCGGCGGATCGATCTTTACTGTGAGGGCGGGACGTTTGGGCCGCTGACCGAGACCCGGTTCTATGATATCGGGTCTGGGTCATTGGTCCAGTCTCCCCAGTACGCCGTCCTGGCCGGGACGGACGCCATCGCGACCACGGTCTCCCTGGCGAACGTCATCCCGCTGGACGGCTGGCTTATCTCCACGACGACGGTGACGGCTTACGACGACACCGACCGCGGAAGCAGCACCGTATTGACCGAGGGCTACAACGCGGACTTCTGGCTGATGCCCTACAACTCCGCGCCCAAGACCATCTTCAAATTGAACGAGGACACCAGCAATACCCTGGACGCCGGTCAACAGACCTTGAGCATCCTGGGAAGCTGGGGATATACGGCGGACACCCTGTCCGTTACGACGGCGGACGCCATAGGCTCCACGACCGCTACCTCGATCAGCGTGACCAGCGCGACCGACCTGGGACCGGCCCAGACCGTCTTGATCGATTCCGAGCAACTTTACATAACCGCCATCAGCGGCAACACCTTGACCGTCCAGCGGGGCGTCAACGGGACGACGGCGGCGACCCATTCCGGAGGCGCCGGTCTGACCCGGTACGACTACCCGGAGCTGGTCGTCCAGGCTTGTCTGGACATCGCCAAGCTGACCTTCCGCAACCGAGACCTCGGGGCGGTGGGTAGCATCGGCGCCGGGGAGATGTCGATGACGGTGGCCGAGGGAGAGGTCCGGTCGGTCTTGATGACCCTGGAGGACTTCCGAGTGACCGGGACTAGCAATGGAGTGATCTTCTGATGGCTGAACCGTTTGGCGTCCACTTTGAGGTTACCGGCCCGGTCTTTGACGGCTCCGGCTTGAAGGTTATGCAAGGCATCATCAACCGGGGGCTATTCGATATCGCGGTCTTGGAAGGGGCCAACAAGGTCAAAGACCAGCTTTGGGGCCCACCGGCTTCCCAGTATTGGAAGTCCAAACCGGCTGACCGACACGGCGCCCATACCCGCGACCTCAAGCGGCGGGTCGCTGCCAGTCAACCGTCCGACAATCTGGCAATCTTCGACGCTGGCGGCGTCCATTACGCTCCGAAGGTCGAGGCGATGTATCACATGTTTGAGAACGCCACCAACGCCATCAACCGGGACAAAGCCGCGCTATATCACAAGT